GCTTGGGAACATGGCGACCTCGATACGGAAGATTTGAAGTAACAGAAATTAAGGAGGTTGATGAATGAAGAAAAACCCAGATGACTTGCCATATTCAGTCTGCGGTGTTGCTTGGAGAGAACTTCAGAAAGGAGAAAGGATCTCTGCTGAAAAAGTAGAGGAGATGTATTTTCTTCTAACTGATAAAAAGCTGATCACGGCTTCACGAGATCAAAACAGGGACTTGTCTTTCAGGTCCCTCCAAGTCAAACAATGGATTGAATCTAACCGAGTTGAGATTGGGAAGCCACTTGTTTTAAGGCAAGACAAAGGTTCTCTTGTGATATTGACAGATGCTCAGGCTGTCGATTATCTAAACGGTCAGGCATATCAAGGCTTGACTAAGCACAGAAGAAATACAAGAAAGATGTTCAATCGAATTGATGTAGAAAATCTTGGTCAATATGATAGAGATCAGCTTTCAGTTAATCAAGGTCGGCATTCTTTCATTGCTGCTGCCATAGATGGGGCAAAGAAACAACTGCTCCGTATTCAAAAAGATGGTGGCACGATTCCCAAAATAAAGCCTCCTGATGAGGATTAAATTATTGCCTCATCGCAGCCTTTTGATACCTTCTATCGCAAGACAACTTGCATCGTTATAACTCGTTTTCATTCCACTCAATCGTTCACACTTTACGATCAAAAGTGTTTTAACATCTCTGATGCTTAGAAGGTTGACGAGGTGATGACTCAGCTTGGAGTGATTCTGCTCTTTGCTTCACATACTGATGTCGCTCAACTCCCTTCACAGTCGTTTTTGCTCCCTTCCGACCTGTTTAATTTAAAGCAATCGTTTAAGGTTTACGATCAAAACCTTTTTAACATCTCTATTACTGAATAAGTATGCGAGGTGACTGATCCCGTGCTTTTTGATGATTTGCGACTTCTTTCACATTTATGCTGCTCTATCCCATGATTTGAAACGCAGAACTTCTCGCCTCGATTTTTCTCATTTCAACACCACTCCACTCAAATCTATCGTTGACAGAACACGATTAAAACTGTCTTTAACACCTCTATAACTTAATAGGTTTGCGAGGTGATGATTCGACTTAAATCACTCTCACTTGCTGCATTTTTTTTCGACTCATTGCCCTTCGACTTAGCTCATGTCAATCGTTGTCAGTTTACGAACAAAACTGTCCTAAACACATTGATTATCTCAGTTTGCAGTTGTTCAGATTGGCTCCAAGCAGATCGATTCATTTCAAATCATTTTATTACTTTCGCTTGCTGGTTATACGATCAAGAACCAGTTTTAACATCTCTTGTAGGTGCAAGAGCCAAAGAGATGACCTCGTTGCTTTTTGATTCGCTTCAACTCACGTTGGCGTAC